CCTAAGTACTCACCATATAGAGTCCAACCTTTAGGTATGTGCTCACCAATCTCATTCTTGATATCTTCCCAAAGGTCATAACCAAAGAAATGGTCTTTACCTTTTGGGTCTTCTATATCAGCATTCTTAACAACCTTTCTAGAGCCATATACTAAATCATAAACCAATTCTTGTATATGTAGACCAAATTTCTTTGCAAGTCTCTCTAAGAAGCTTAATTTACGTTTTACAAGTACATTACCAACCCACCATGATGTACCATGTGTCTTGTAGGAGATAGAGATTATATCCTCTGGATTAATCTTATGAGCATTCTTACGTAGATTCTCAGTGTCAATATGTAGATGCACTTGACCTTCAACTAAACGAGATAGCTTAGGTTTTTTACCTTGTCTGGCTAATGTTAGCTTATCTTTATATACTACATATTTTTCAATTAAAAGCTTACCTCTTATTGTATCAAACTCAGTTTCTATTCTATGAGCAAAGTCTTCATTAAAGGTACTTAAGTTTTCTTTAATTTTCTCTACACCTGCCCACTCAAATACTACGCTAGCAGGCACAATATATCCCATTGACTTCTCCCCTCTTAATCTCATAGCTTTAACCCTACAGCTCTCCTCGAAGAATCCTACCTTCTCATTATCAGCATTTAATTCCTTATTCCTAAAGGAATTAGTAAATGATAAGAAGTCTTTTGATATCTTACCTTCTATTGGGAAGTAAACATAGATATCCCCATCCTTAGCATCCAACCCAGTAATTACTGTGTTAAAATCAATTGTGACTGTTTGTAGGAAGTCTGAGTTAGGCAGCTTCTTAAGACCTTTTAATTGTACCACCTTACATAAGTAATTTGGATTTGCGTTTTTACTGATTTCTAGCATGTCTATAATTTTTAGATTTAATTAAAGCACAAAGATAATTAAAATAATTTACATATAAGCAATAAAAGTGAAGAAATTTTAAAAAAGTTTTCCTAGAGGGACTCGAACACGCAACTACAGAATCACAATCTGTCGTGATAGCCAATTTCACCATGAGAGGGATGTTATGTTCATTATATACCTATGTTCAGTGTGACAAGTACAAAGGCTTAAAATGAACACTTGTTGGAGTAGATAGAATCGAACCACCTCTAGAGCCTTCAAAGGGCTCTGTGCCTTACCATTACACTATACTCCAATTTAGTACTGCATAGGGGAATTGAACCCCTGTTTTCAGCGTGAAAGGCTGACGTATTAACCACTCTACCAATGCAGCATTATTTGTCTAGATGGTTGGCTCTGCCCCAACGTGCTCCAACTTCCAAGGTTGGCGAGATAAACTTGACTCCTCTACATCTAGGTATAAACGCAAAAAACCCCTCTAATTACTTAGAAGGGTTCTTAATTTATATTAATCTAAAACTAAAACATGAATAATCAATATCTTAAATTAGTACATAAAGAGTCCTCCCAGTAGTTACTAGGTTGTTCTTGAAGCTCTATATGTAAACGTAATTTTCTCATTGTATCTTTTATCTATGCAAATATACGAATAATATTCATGCACTTAGTTTTTATTTTAGATTATTTTAATTTATGTACCAACTCTCTTGATACCACAGTTTATCCATCAAAGTTTTCTTTAATTTTAGCTGCAGGAATAAAGGTTAAAGCCTCTGCCACATTATCACCTTGCTGAGTGGTAACCTGTACTACACATCCAACACCTGCTATCTCCATAGCTTTAGTTGACTTCATCCAACCTTCTTTCTTAAAGGAAGCTTTACTAAATTTTAAATTAAATGTTTATAATGTACAATTAGCTTATGCATTTTACTGTCATAGTAAGGCTCAAAGCTATCAAAGCCTTCATTATCCTTCTCATACAAAGCAAAGAAGATATTCCTTAATTGCTTTGATGGAGAGTCCTGCTTTACTTTTACTGTTCTACTCATTACCTGTTAGTTTTAAATATGCTAAATAATAGGCTGATATTTCTTCTGCAGCCTCTTGAACCTGTCTTAACACCTCCTTACATCTATCCTCTGATATCGGTCTATCAATTATAGCTGCCTCTAAAGTTAAGTTTAACTCCTCACCTGCAAAAGCATTACCAGACCTGCCTATTAAGACTACAGAACCTTTATCAGGGTACTTACCAAACTCTTGATGTAAAGCTGCAGCATAGATATCCACTTGCCAGTAATCATCAGATTCGTACTCAGGGTGTCTTTTATCTATGTCACCTGTCTTGTAATCCACTAGTTCTTTTATGTAAGTATTTAGATTCTCTTTGGTATACCTTTCCTCTCTAGTATTTGTATCTATATAGCCTAACACATAGAACCCATCCATCTGAAGTTTAATCTCCCTTTCGAACTCATCTAAGTGAGGTAGACCTTTAAGGAAGCTAGTCTCTTCGTTATTCCAAGCTGAGAAGTCGTTATTTTCATAAGCTTCACCAACCTTATGACCAAAATCCCCATAAAGCTGTAGGGCTGTATTATCCTCTTTTTCGTTGAAGAAGTAATTTCTGATGTAATCTCTTTTACTTCTTTTCCATTTACTTATCTGAGAATAAGAGATATAGTAGTTCCCATTCTCATCTTTTCTCGGTAGTATTAATTGTTTTTCGCTCATTTATTTCTTTGTTTTTAAAGCTTTTAGATGTGCTTTTGTGATGTTAGTCTTCTTACCTTTAGCTGTAGAAGTCATAGCCTCTAAAACAATAAAGGCTTTCTCTCTTTCATCCTCTGACATACTTGAGAGGATACTTTGTAGCTCTTTCTTCTCTGCTGCACCATACTTACCACCAGTAAAAAGGTTAGTAACTACAGATAGCTTCTCAAATTCTTCTTTAATCTCTACTGTAGCCAGTTCTAAAGGTTCTTCTAACCTCATCTTCTTGAACATATTTATAGTAGTAACAACATCTCTTCCACAGTACCTAGATATTCTATCTAGACCTTTACGCCCCTCTTCCCAGTACACCTTTCCTACATCAGCTCCGGATATATCAGACTTAGGAGAAGGAAGACCTAACGCTGTAGCTACATTTATAAGCGAAGCTCTCTCAAAGCTACCGCCTTTCCATTCCATAGCTAAGTCTATATCTGTCACCTCCCAAGGTTTTAGACCAGAATAGTCTATCTTACTGTGTGGCTCTATACCGTTAATAAGCATCCTCTTATATATGAATGGTGCATCAAACCCTGAACTAACAAAACCTACAAGCTTACACTTAAGATTTCTTTCTAATATATTGTTAAATTCAGTTAGTATATCAGCTTCACTATCATGGTCTAAAGTAATTAGATAAATCTTACCTTTGACAATCTTACCTACTACTATTGATACTATCTTAGCAAATTCCGGATAAAGACCTGCTCTTTGTGAGTAGGAATCTATAATCTCATTATTAGGCATATCCCCTGTTTTGTCGACCTTATAAGCCCAACTATCGAACAAAGGTGTGTCCAACTCTAATTCTTTCACTACTGAGGCTGTCTCTATATCATAGAATAATAATTCCCCTTCTTTTAAACTTTTTAATACTCTCATTTTCTATTTATTTTTAATTAAATTTATTAGACCTATTTTAAATACTTCATCATAAAGGTTTGTAAAGAACCTTTTCTGGCAGTCATATAAGCTACTGGATGTAAATGATAAAGGCTTAAAGATATCCTTTACTATTATCTTATTATCATCTTGTGTAAGCTCTATAACAATATGGTACTCGTCACCATCTTGTCTTGCACTAAATCTATCTACTACTACCTGTTGGTCTCTTTCTAACATTAGGTTAGTGGAGTTAACCATATCCATAAAACTTGAACTATCCATTGAACTTCTCTATTTTAGACTGTAAAAACTTCATATACTCTCTATGGGATATTTTATACTGCACATCATCATCTAAACACCTCATAATATACTGTGGAGTACCTGCTGCAGTGTTAGTAGCTTTAAACAGCTCTACATTATTTCCACCACAGTGAGGGCAGCTATACTTCTCACCTCCCTCAAAGACCCCTATATGAATAGTGTGACCCATGTATTTTCTTAGTTTTAAGAATATCTCCTCTGTAGTGATAATATCTCCAACATTATAATCTATCATCTTCTGCATATACTCCTCTTGTTGTTCTGGGCTACCATCCTCAATCATATCCCACATGACTATACCCTCGTGGGACTTCTTTAGAGTAACCCCCATAAACTGGGCTATATAGTCCATTGAGTAGCTTAATAACCTAAATAACCTCTTAGTCTCCTTGATTATATCAAAGGATTTAACGTGTACATTTACAAATAGATTATACTTCATAGCCCTAGCATTTACCCACCTATCATCAAAGTTCTTGTTATTAAACCCTACAACCATATCTGCTTGGTTATACACATCTAAGAAGTTTTTTACTAACTCTTCATCAGTGTGAGTGTCCATATCCCATGTAAGGTGGTGAACCTCCTCTTCCCCTAACCATCTATAAGAGATTGAAATAATAGTAGGTTCTCCTCTAACTTGTCTATAGCTGATATAAGTCTTACCTGTCCAGAATAACTTAGCCTCTACTCTACTAGTCTCTATATCATATACTAATATCTTAGCAGGGTTTACAATATTAGAAGGCATTAGACCTAGACCCATCTTATTAGCCCAACCTCTTATTGTACGTTTACTTACGTTGAAATACTCTGATAACCTATCTTGTACCTCATCCCTAGAAAGTACTCTACCATGCTCTTTATAATCTGGGGAATATAGCTTAGCAAATATATTCTTGTCATCTAATGTTAGTTTCTTAAATTTCATCCTCTTTTAAATTTGTCTTTAAATGTTTAAGCGACTCTATCATAATATCAATAGAATCTGAAGCCTTCTCGTGATTCTCATCCATAAGGTTCTCATATATATTATCAGTTTCCTCGTGGAGCTTATCTGTTATATTAGTTATACTCTTTACTTTATTCCTGTCCATACCCTCTTGATTTTAAAATTTCAATTACTTTATCACAATCCTTCTTGTCTCTAGGTACAAACATAAGCACCTTACTCCCACTCCTCATAAGCTGCTTTTTAAATAGCCTTAAAGTTCTAGAGAAGTCAGGCATAGCCCTACCTTTGGTTTCTATAACCCACTCTAAAGCTTCCTCAGCAGGGTTAGTGAAGTCTGGTGTGTAGATTGAATCTTTAAATGTCTTCTTACCCCTATCCTTAAAATCACCTTTACCATTGAGGAATCTCTCATGAGATTCTCCTGTATATTTAAACCCTTCATCTATTATGAACTTCTGACCTTCATAGCTAAACTTTATGTTTGCCTCTTTAAGCCTATTATACATCTCTAGCTCTAATCCGGATTTAAATATATTTCCTCTACTTTTAACTTTCTTAGCAGTCGTCTGACTGTTATAACCTCTCTTAGTTTTTCTTGCTGCCATACTTAAACATCAAATATCCTTCTATTACTTTACTTTTTTTATCTAACTCACCCTCAATAGAAGCTAACCAGACATCAAAAGCTTCTTCTTTACTTAAGGTGCCTAACCAATCAAAAAGGCTATCTAGAGTAAAATCCTCTAGATACTCTTTTGGGTTCTCTTTAAAGGAATGAAAAGGTAGTGAGGTGCTCTCAGACTCCTCTAGACCTTCTTTGTAACCATCCCCTAATTTACCTTCAACAGGTTCTATAAACCAATTCCCAGTTAATCTTAGTAGAGTCTCTCCTGATTGTAGTAACTTCTTTTGAGCTTCCTCAAAATTTGAAGCCGGTACGTAAGTAGTACTTATAGACCTGACTAATTTACCTAAAGTTAGGTCTAGTACAAACCTCTCTGTTTCCCATAATTTCATATTGTAATTTGTTTTTAGTGTATCTCTGCATAGCTGTCTCCAAATTGTACATCCACATCCAAGTCCCTATTCAACTTAAGCTGTGTGTTTGTTAGTGCTATAGCATCTTTTAATAACTTTGTTACTTCGTCTCTGTGACCTTTCTTAACTGTTAATATTACCTCATCATGCATCTGCCCTGTAATCTGAGGTCTAATCTGTCTAAAGTTATAAATCCACATATCAAAACAGAATACTCCTGTACCTTGATTTAATGTTGAGAATCTATCCTTATCAGTTCTTAAAGAGTACCAGAATCTACTTACCGGATTAAATAACCATGAACCATCTAAACAACGTTTTACTACTTGGTCTTCTGCAATCTGCTTAACTGACCAGTTACGCTCCCAGTATTTCTCTACTAAGTTTATACCCTCCTCCTTAGTCATATCTGCACCTCTAGCTACTGTTGCACCTCCTGCACCATATACACAAGCATAGTTTGCAGTCTTTGCTTTAGACCTCTCAGCTCCAAACTTCTCGGTACCCTCTTTATGTGCTTTAGCCTGCTCCTCTGTTAGAAAACCTGCCACCACAGCTAAATCTAGATGTGGGTCAAAGTCTGGTGTTTGCATCTCCTTTACATACTCTGGGTCATAATCCCACATGTAGTGCTGCTTAGTCCTATCCTCTAAGGAGGACATATCAGAACCACACAACTCATACCCTTCTGGAGCTATTAAGCACCCTCTAACATCCTCACCGTAAGGTTTATTAACGGAAGGTAGATTAACTACAACCCTGTGTTTAAATCTTAAAGTATTTGTAAAACCTTGAATCTCAGCTTTTATAAAACCATTTTCATCAGCATTACTTAAGAACCCTTTAAGAATAGGGATTCTATGAGACAATACAGATAATCCCTCTAGTAATTCTAGGTTAGGTTCTATGCTAAATAGCTTCTTAACAGAGTTACATAGCATCTTCTCACCTCCTACATCCTTTCTAATCTGCTCAATCTTTCTTGTGCTACCATCACTCTCTCTTTTAAATACAAAAGTTTCAGGTTTCCATCCTAAACTAAATAGCCAATCTTTAGTTTGACTAGAAGAATTAGGATTAGGTTTTTTTGTAGATTTTAGATATCTAACAGGCTCTTCGTGTGTCTCAGGTAGATTATTATCCTCTAATAACTGAACCCACTTAAGACCTGCTGCAGTTAACTCTTTACTAGCTATTGCTATAGAATCCTCTAGTAAGTAGTCAGCACCTACTAGGTCACATAAATCTTTGTATCTTTTACCTGATGCTGATAGTGAACCATCCTTTTTCTTGAAATTTAAGGGTCTTTTATATATCTTAGGTTTTTTATATAGCTCATCTGGCTTACACATCTCCTCATACTTATGGACAGGAGGCATAGCCTCCCTTAAAGCTAGTACTTTCTCTTCCTTCTCTAGCTCTAGTTTATCTATAGCAGCTTTACATTTATCTATATCAACCCTCCAACCTGAAGCTTCTGCAGCTCTAGCACAGTCCATCTTAAACATAAGGTACTTTATTAACCTATTTATGTTATCCTTGTCATTATCATAGAGATTATTTAAATCCTTATACTGTTTATCAATTAACTTACAGTTAATCCTAACATCCTCCTCACACCTATGCTTCATCTTAGAGTTAAACTGCTCCTGTGTCTCATCAGGTAATAGCCCTTGCCACTCATCATCTCCTATCTTAGGTTTAGGTATACCAAAATCTTCTCCCCAGTACTCAAGTCCATGCTTTAATCTATAAGGTTCTAGATACCAAGATAAAGCTAAAGTATCTATAAGTTCAGCTTTTATACTAATACCGAGTATCCTCTCTATATTAGGAATATCCCAGAGGATGATGTTATGACCTATAAGTACATCACAGCTTAAAAAGAAAGCTCTCATCTCATCATAGTCAGTAGTAGACTTTAACCTCCAAGAACCTCCGGAGAATATAGCTGCAGACATAACCCATATTCTATCAGGGTTTACTAATCTATTACCCTCTATATCAAATACACAAATTTTTTTATCTTCCATCTTTAGATATCTTAGAACCACAGGCTTCGGGTCTTTCAAGGTTACTGAGCATATAAATGTTGGCGATGTAAGTACTACTAACCTTTTTTCCTTACACCTCTACTTATATTCCTTACAGCTTCACTACCTGTGGTTTATTATTAATATTAACTATCTGCGTTTACTATAGTACACTCAGTCATTAAGACTAGTGAAGCTACAGAGGCAGCATTCTCTAAAGCTACTCTTGTAACTTTCTTAGGGTCTATGATTCCTGCATCTATCATATCAACATAGCTATTAAACTTCACGTCATAACCTACGCCTACTGGAGATGCACCCATCCTATCAAGGATAGTGTTATAATCTAATCCTGCGTTTTTAATTATAGTAATAAAAGGTTTAAAAATAGCTTTAGATATAATATCATGACCTGCTCTGATATCTTTATTATCAGATTCAAGGCTTTTTAAACTACTCACACAGTTTAATAATGCAATACCACCACCTGCAACTATACCTTCCTCTATGGCTGCTCTAGTGGCTCCTAATGCATCATCAATCCTATCCTTCTTTTCACCAACCTCAATTTCAGAGTTAGCACCTACATAAAGTACAGCTACACCTCCTGAGATAAGGGCTAACCTATCCTTAATCTCCTTAGAATCAAATTTACTATCAGCAGATTTTTCTAAAGCCCTTAAGCTCTCTTTTAGTTCCTCTACTTTCCCCTTATCTCCATGTCCTCCTATAAATATAGTAGAGTCTTTATCAATAATAACTTTATCACAGGTACCAAACATATCCTCAGTGAACTGGTCAAAAGTTAAACCTGCTGCCTCAGAAACCACCGTAGCTCCGGTAATAACTGCTAAATCCTCTAGTGTGTAGTTTCTCATCTCACCTAAGAAAGGAGCTTTAATTGCTGCGACTTTCCAACCGCCCCTCACTTTATTAATAACTAAAGTGGCTATAGCCTCTCCGGATATCTCACCCCCTATAATAAGGAGTGGTCTATTCTCTGGAACTACTTGTAAGACTGCCATAATGTCAGTAATATTATCAATTCTATTAGGAGTCATAAAAATTAGAGGGTTCTCTAGAACTGCTGTTCCCTTATCCTTATTAGTAATAAATCCAGAGGATAATAGACCTCTATGTATCTTTAGACCTTCTACTACATCTACATAAGTCTCAAATGACTTAGACTCCTCTACAGTGATAGTACCTTCTCTAGATACTTTGGATATAGCATTTTCTATAATACTACCTAACTCCTCATCATTATTAGCTGAGATAGATGCCACCTGCCTAATCTGGTCTCTCGTCTCTATAGGTTTAGATAAAGTGTTTAATGTAGCCACTACTGTGGCAACTGCTTGGTCTATACCTCTTTTTAAATCTATAGGATTAGCACCCCTATTCAAGTGCAATATACCCTCGTTAATCATAGCTTGAGCTAGAACCGTTGCTGTGGTTGTCCCATCTCCGGTATCCTCTACAGTCTTTGCGGAGACACCTTTCATCATCTGAGCTCCCATATTCATTTCAGGGTTAGTACAGAATATCTCCTTAGCTACTGAGAACCCATCTTTAGTAACTAGTGGTGCTCTGCCTACCTTTTCAACAACTACGTTCCTTCCCATAGCACCCATAGTTACAGATACAGCGTCTGCTACTAGATTTATACCTTTAATTAGGTTATCCCTAGACTCACTTCCAAATCTTAATCTTTTACTCATAAATTATTTTTTAAAATCGTTATGTATAATTGTTCTAGATTTATGAAACTTATTACTTGGTGTGATAGTTCCATCATCATTTAGTGTAGGACTATTAAAACCTTTTTCAATACGCTGCTTTCTTACATAAGTTTTAGTAAATTGCCCTCCACCTAAGTTTGTGATAACAACTCTAACACCTTTCTTATTATTCTTTGGATTCTTGGTAGCCTTCTTTACTGCGTCTCTACGCTGCTTACCATTTAAGAATACTGTATTAAAAGGATTCTCCTTTGTAATAGGATTCGCTACATCTCCTTTTGCATCTAGTATCTTGACATATGGAGTGTTAATTGGCATCTCAAAATTTCTTAATTCATCCTGCACACCATCTTGAACTTCTGCATCAGATTCCTCTTTACTAACTTCATCAAAGATTACATCTAAATCTTTCACTTCTGGCTCTAAACCATTACTTTTGTCTTTTTTCATTTATATTAAGTTTAAATTAAAATTATTATTTTATTGGACATCCACCTAAACCACAAGCTCCAAGCTCTTCTAAATCCTCCTCATTAATCTCAACAGTTCTAATTGGTTTAACTAATTTTGATAGATAATCATACTGCTCTTTACTTATATCCTCATATGGTAATTGTTTAAAACCAGAAGCACCACTCTTCAATAAAAAGCTTAATGACTTAAAGTTATCTTTGAAATTCTCTTCAAGATACTTCTTAATCTCCGGCAGCTCATCTTTATTATAATATGCTGTAACAGAAACCGAGTTATCAGACCAATTACTCTGCATAAACTTTACTACCTTAAGTTGGTCAAATACAGTCATATCCTCTGCTGTAACTGTACCCTCTGGGTAGCTACAAGGAAATTCTACTACACATGTGGACTTATCTAAAGTACCATCAAAGTTCTCTTGGAACTCTACATGATAACCATGAGACCTACACACCTCTATTAAAGGGGATTTAGAAGATATCCTTATCCTTCTAATGTAGTACCTACCTGCTGTTGCAGGATTAACCCCTGCAGTTACTCCTCCTAAAAGTGATAGTGTACCGGAAGGTTTAACAGTGGTTAGCTTAATTGATACAGGAAAACCATTAGCTTTAGAATATTTCACATCATAAGCCCTTAAGAACTTATAACAAGGGTCTAACCAACTTAACTGCTCTTCAGTAGCCATCATAATACCTGTCATACCTATACCCATTCTCATATTCCTATGAACAACATCCTCTGTAGTCTTCTGGTGACACTTAAGAGTTAAGGAATGCTTATTAACTTTATATAGCATAACCACTACTCTCTTTAACTCTTCATAGGAAGTAATGTTAGGTAGATACACCTCAGCTAAGCAACAGGTCTCCTTATCCTCTAAGGATTGCTCTGCACAAGGGTTAAAACCTTCTATATTAGGGTCAGGGTACTGGGTCTCACCTAATCTACCAACCCTTTTTGCTAATGCAATATTCACCAACCCATAAGGTTCACCTTGCATATAGGTATCCCAGAACTCTTGAGGCAGCAACTTAGCATCCGGACAGTCCACTGAATTATTAGACATATTCCTCCAGTTTGGGATAGAACCTAAGTCCCATCTCTTAGCTTTCAAAAATTCTACATCATCATAATCGCCTATTGCAATCTGTGCTGAACGTCTAATATTACCTGCTACTACAATCATACCTATAATATTCATAATATCTAAGCAATCTACTGACCTTAAGTACTGCCCTCTTCTTTTGTCTAGAACCTCTGCAATTAGCTTAAGACCATTCACTAGGATAGTAGCTCCAGAAGCTGTACCACCAAAACCTTTTATCTCTGCTCCAAAACCTCTGATTAATTGAGTGCTATATGTGAAACCCTCTCCGGAGTAGAAGTAGGATTTTAACACTTTACCTAACACCTTTACCCAACCTTCTCTAGTATCTGGTACTATAAAATCAGCCTGTTTATCATCAAAGACTTCAATATTAACCTTTTTCTTTACTACTTTTGGTAGCTTACTTATATGCTCTCTTTTAACTGAGAACCCAACTCCTGAACCTAACATAAGCATATCCATAGCCCAAGTAAAAGGTGTAATTGGTTCATCTATCACAACGAAGGCACAATTCTGTAAAGATGGTAGACCTAACCTATCTACTGTCTTAGTACCTAACTGCCACATAAACCTACCTGCCACCGAGCCTTTCATCTCATGCCTCATACTACGGTAGAACTCCTTCTCACTATCACTAAATTTTAGTTTTAATTGTCGGTCAATACCTTGTAACTCCCTCTCGACAGTCTCCGAGAAATTCTCTCTAGTACCATCAGGCTTCTCTCTAGAGTATGTTCTAGCATAGGTTATATAACCTAGCTCACCCCATTTTACTTCTCTTTCCTCTACTACTTTCTTACCCATACTATTTATTTTTTAATTTTTCGTGCATCATACCCATAACGTTGAATAGTAATGCACATAGGTTAATAATGTCATCCTCTTTAGTCTCAATACCCCTATGATTACTCCATACATCAAAAAAGTGTCTATACATAGATTTCATGTATACGTCTTGAGGTATACCCTTCTGCCAGTTGTCAGAGTCTCTAAAATCTCCATTCTCTAGATGCCTCATCTTATGCATATACTCAGCATATTTTTTAAGGACTATTGGTGATAGAAAACCTTCAAAATCTAGCTTATCTTCATCTGAGTTTCTGTTAGCTCCAGTGTCAAATGTTCTAATACCTGTTTTATTATTCATTCTGCAAAAATACGTTTTTATTATTAATTAAATTGTTAATTTATGTTAAAGTTTAGAAAGGATTATCATAGACCTTAACTTCCTCTTTGACTACCTCCTGTAAACCAAAAGCCTCCTGTGGTGTAATCATTTTCATCTGTGCCCTAACCCCTTGCCTACTCTTAATTGCTGCATACATAGGGTTATTACCTTTAGTATCCCAGTAACCTAAGAATCCATCTCTAGTCTCAAATACTAACTCACTGTAGTCATCCTTATTATGCCTTTTACCACCTGTCTCCACCTCCTTAACCTTTTCAACTATAAACTGCATAGTCTTTTTAACCTCATTATCAGTATGATTTAATACCCTATGTACAACAAAGAAGTCATCAACCCTATATGGGAAGTCAGCACCCCCTTGTATTGAGTACTTTGATGGAGGTTTCAGGTACCCATACTCATCTAAATTAGTCCTAGGCGAATTTGAAGATGGGTGTGCCATTATATACACAGCACAATACTTCTCCGCAAATACTCTAAGCTCTGATAGTATCTCATTGTTATGACTATAGGAGTTACCATCAACTTTAAAGAAGTTATAAGGGTCAATTAGAAGGGCATTTATACCAAACTCTTCATATAACCTCTTACCCATTTTAATTACGTCTTTAATTGTGTAATGTTTCCTATTAGATATAATGTAAAATGACTCTCTAGATTTCTGTAGGTACTTATCAAACAAGACAGGGCTATCTTTAAATGAATCAATACTCCTTCCGGATATTGTTTCTACTAGCCTTCTCCTAGACATAGCTGTCCTATTTTCTGGCATAATCATACCCCATTTCCAGTCATGCAAGACATTAGCTGCAGCAGCTATTGTAAGCATAAATACAGATTTACCTACTCCATCATAACCTAGACCAATATTTAAGGAATTAGGTTTTAATCTAAAGTACTCATCTATATCACTAAACCCTGTAGATAAACCTAAATTAACTTCACCTTTTCTGGCTTGCTCTAAATAGGTATTCTCTTCAATAGAGTCTGAAAGGAATGATAGATTCTTTAAGCTATCCTCCCAATCATCATCATCATCATCACTATCATCAGATTTAGTGTCTTTATCCTCTACTCCATGACCTTCTTCATAGAGCTTAGCATAAGCCATATCATACCTACCTCCACACTCTAGTTCCGCAAATATAGCGTGATTATTATAAGGTTTTTCCTCATCAAAATTATCCTGAGAGGATGTAAACACGTATAAGAACTTGCCCTCCTTATGATAACCTGCTGATATACCCTCAGTCTTATTAGGTCTAGTTAGATTAATCCATTCTGAGTCCTCATTCCACACAGTCCAACCATGTTTCACTAACAGGTCTATTCCAACATCAATGTTGTTGTTATACTCAGGAAATTTATCAAATTTCTTTCTATCCTCTGAACGCATCCTCTTAGTGGCATCCTTTATTATAGTCTGGTTCAACATCTTAGCAGATATAAACAGGCTTAACCTCTCCTCTGGGGTTATAATAGGTATAGAAGAAAAAGAACCTTGTAATAACTCATAACCCTCTGATGGGTAACACTTTATTAAACCTCCTTCACCTCTAGTTTCTATAACTGCTAACCCCTTAGAGTTCTTAGCTAACTTCTTAGAGGAGGATACATCCTCACATCTATATATCATATGAAAGCCACCTGATACGGTCTTTTGAACTACTAGCTTTTTAAGTAGATTTACATCCACTTTAGACTTAAATATATCCATAACTAGCTTAGGGTTCTGAGCATTCTTTAAATCAAAGTCAATAGCCTCTAATCCTCCGGATATTATCCCTGTAGACACCCCTATATTATCGTAGGAATATTTATCAACATCAGAGTCTGTAATCTTTACTGTATTATGGTTCTCATTTAGAGGTCTCTTCTCACCTTTACCTATAGGTAAAGGGTTTAAACCATAAGACATATACTCCCTAGCTACCTGTTTTCCGTTTTCCATTTAATTAATTTTAATGCCTCTTGTAATCCTTTTTCCAAACCATCTTCGTATAGCTCATAATCATCTTTAAGTACGGTATATAAACATTTAGAACCTTTACGATAAATTCTAAAATCCCACCCATCAGTATAATTACTTGGTTTACCATACACCCAAATATTATGTTTCTCTCTCAACCATTTTTGAAGTAATGATTGGGTTGGTGCATGAAAATAATCGTTAGTTTCTTTTAACATATATTCTTTTGCAAAACTATTAAAAGAACCTATTACACTATTAAATTGCCCTACTTTTAAAGAATAAACACAATTATCTTCATTAGTATATAAATAATATTTATCATCAATATTTTTACTGTCAATATAAATATCATTATCATTTATGATGATATTATTTTTAAGGTTTATATCTATATTAAAAATATTGAATCCTTTTTCTTTAGCTAATTTAGCTGTTTCAAATTTTACTAACTCTTCTCTCATATTCTCTTTGTAATGCTTTATTAACAACCATATTTTTTGAATAAGGTCTACCATCTTTCCAAGCTTCTGGAAATACTTGCTGTCCCTCAAAGTTAATATAGAAAGACTCAAAACCTTTAGGTGCTCCATCAACAGTCTTAAGCTTATTCTCATCTTTAAACCAGACTACTCTAAGCTTTGATTTCCAATCTTTCACCTGTTTGCCTCTACCATCTACCCACAGACCTTCTTTACCATAAGCCTTTGCTTTACTCCTATAAAAAGATATACAAGCATCTGCATCAACCCTATAACCTTGGGACAGAGCGTAGTCCATAATCTCCTCCGGAGTAGGCTCCTTAAATGTTATCACCTTCCTATCAGAACTAATACCTATAGAACATAAGAATGTTACTATAGATTCTGGAAGTGACTCTAAATCCTTATTAACTTTTAAAACTGCTGTATCACCCTTAGGCACTGTGTTAAAGTGTTTAGGTATAATAAAGTACAACTCCTCTACTACCTTTTTAACATATAGGTACTCTATTGATACTAGCTCTGCACTAGCCTCCCTAATTTCTTCTAAGCTTAAGTTAAGCTGCAGCATTACTAAATTTAAATTTAAGCTAATAACCCCAACAGCGTTTATGTTAGGGTTAGTAGCTAAGTAAATATACAGCAGTTTTGAATTGTTAGAAATTTTTAGGAACTTATTATCACTCCATAATTTACTTACATTTACTGCCATATCTAATTAGAAAGGTAAACCATCTTCTTCAGAACCTCTTGCTGTCTCAGGAGTTGTCCTATTATCCTCCTCTTCATCTGTAACATCCTCAGAGTCACTAGAGCTATCCTTAGTAGGGTTAACACCTTTAAAATAATCCTGCAGTTTCTCATCCTGCTCTATAGCTAACTCAGACTCTTCTTCAGTTAACTCGGTTGTTTCAAAATCTAATACATAGAACCAGATTGGTCTAGGTGCACGAGGATTTTTCTTTAATTTAGCATCTAACTCCTTCTCCTCCTTCTCAGTTACCGGTCTAAAATCTTTACCATCTACAACGGATAAAGCACCCTTACTAATAGTGATAGCGTTGTCATACTCCCCACCCTTATCTAAAGAGTCTATAAATTTAATCCACCCTTTTAAGGAAGAACCACTTAATTGTAAGTTACAAATCTCTTGACCCTCACCTGTAACATCACACAAGCAAAGCACATTAGTTGTGAACTTACCCCCTACAGACTTAGCTGTAACCTTCTCTTTAATATCCTTATAAAGACCTTCTGCTATCTCCATAGACTTTCCATCTTTCCACGCTGTAACCTTTAGTACCTCACTACCGGTCTCAGCAACTAGATTGGAAGTAATCTGAGCTTTTGAAGTTGAGTTATATCCAGTAACAGATGCACGAACATCTAATACTATAATGTCAATTTTATCAAGCTCTACTCTCTCTTTAGTGTTTTTGTCATAGTAGCTGAATAATCCTGTGCTACCACTAAACTGTAAATACTTCTTAATTGGTGAAACACTTCCACCCTTTCTTTTTGTTCTACTCATAATAAATAAAATTTAATTGATTAATTGTTGGTTTTGTTTTTCAAATTGCTCTACCTTGGAACGATAAAACTGCATAAGGTCATGGTAGTCATGTATATTCTTATTACAATTACTAATACGCTTTGTATAGAATGCTTTATTTTTATGTAAGCTTTTCTTGTACTTAGCCTTTTTAGAATATAAAGACTCTATCAACCTTAAATACTTATCTACTCTCTCAGTGTTTCTATTATACATTAATATCTTAGTACCTTGTAGGAATCCTTCATTTATGAAGACATTCATATCCTCTTGACTAACCTCATTATAAAAATCACTATGCCTAGTATCCTGTATCGTATATGAATTATCATCTAAATAGTGGGTTATCTTAAAACCCCTACTTATAACATACTCATAACTATTAAAGCTAAATACTTTAATAGTACTTGCTTCATCAAACCACTTTTTTAGTTCACTCATAAAATATTGTGGATTGTAAGCTTGTAGTATAATCTACTACAAGCTTTAGTTATTACTTACTCTTTTAGGAAATCACTTATCTTAGCTGCAACTTTAGCATTTTTTAATGCTGCCTCATCTAAAGCTTTAATCTCAAGGGCTAATTTAGATTCCTTATCTCTTTTTGTGCTTATAGCCTTAGATATCTTCTCATTTACGCTATTTAGCTTAATCACTGTTTTATCAAAGATGCTTATAGCATCCTGACCTTCTTTTTGTAGCTCAGCTACGGAATTAAATAGATTCATAATTTTAGTTTTTTATTAATTTAATTTTGAATTGCAAAGGTACAACACATTATTGGTTATACCAAACTGTTTAACATTTATTTAACTTTTAGTGGTGGGTAATAACCAGAGACCATCTCTAAAGATATTCTGAAACAATTTTGGGTTGATGTCCTCTAACCAACGCAGCACCTTAAATGATAGTGGTGTGTTATGTTTAAACATCTTTTCCAACTCTGTCATAACACAAATACGTTATAAGTCATTTACGCAAATAATCTGCATCCAATTACACCTACAGTTCTTGTAATATCATAAAATTGTTTATGATTTACCGTTTGGTCATTCCATCCAACTTTTAAATCGCCTCTAAAAAGCCTTCTTAAAGAAGGTGTTGAATTTATCAACTTCAACACTTTCTCGTTTGGAATTTCTAATATTATTTTTTTTGTGTTTTTCATATTATTTAATTCTGTTTAAAGTTCCTAATGTTATTCTTAAAACGTAGCCGTACTTGCAACAACTATGTATAAAATTTAAACTTTTGTTGCGTTATACTTTAAATCTATTAACTCTCTTTGTAAATCGCCTAAAGTGTCTATTTCATTTTCAAACACTTCTTCGATTAATTCGTCTATTCTTTTTAAAATCTGTTCTTTATCCATAATATTTATTTTTTATTATTCGTTCAAATCTTATA